ATCTCGCTACCTATCTTTGGATCATTTGCATCATATAACTTAAGGTTATACGTGCTACTCAATCCTTTACGCAGGTCTATCTCTTTGCTTGAAGCAAGAGCAAACTGCTTTGTAGCTGCTACATCGTGATGACAATAGTCAAGCACGGTCTTTACATCACTCTGTTCAATGAAGGTTCCTGGAGCAAATGGAAGATCTTCCTCGTTGTCCATTCGCATAGCGATCTCAATATGTTTGAGACCACACGCTTTAGCCTTATTGTTGAAGTGATGTAATAGATACAGATCGAACTGTGGTATGCGTATCTCGCTGTCTTTAAACCAAGGTTTATCGTTGCTATTGATGAGCTGTTCAGAGTATGTATATATACCTATGCATGTCTTAGCAGGTGATACATCACGATACATACCGAACATATGATGCAATACAGGATAATCGTATCCTTTATTGTTAAAACCCATCATTGCAATACCATCAGCCATCCTATCCAAGAATGCACCTAATGTGTTGACATCATCAGAGGCGTGAAGAACGTATTCATAACGCTCATCACCCTCTAACGAATGTCCTACATAGATGAACAAATTCGGATACACCTCAATGTCACCTACCTCTATTCTCATGTTGCTACTAAATCCAATATAGGTTGTATATCTGACAATTTGAAGTTAGATCTATTGGCTATTTTTCTGACAATTTCATCATTGTCTTCAAACATCTTTAACATTCTAATATCATCAGAATGGTCATCAAAGTAAGCTACCATTGCTTTCAAATGATGTATCCTTTGAACAAGATCTTTAGTACTTGATCTCATTGATGGTATATTGTGAATGTCAAACATCTCACACAGCTCTATCTTCGGTACATTAGTATGCTTATGATCAGGATCTTTAACACCTTTGATATTTACATCAATAGAATCGTAATCATAATTGTACACGTGATATAATGTACCTTCATTGTCCGTGCCTACATCTTTGATATAACCTACAGTCTTACCACTCAGATCACTTATAAAGTCATACTTAAGATCATATAACACTACACCCTGCTTTAATTCATAAAGCATATACAAAAAACTATATATCTCTTTCTCGTTCATAGTTACTTGGATTTAGTTACTTTTCTGAATTTTCTAGCAGGATGAAAATGTCTTGTCCTGCTATCGTCTGATGTAGGATAGAAAGAGATATGATCTCCACTGACTTCCTTCACTTTGTACCATTGCATTGATAATCTTTTCTTCTTAGGATTCAATGATCTGATGGTCTTTTCACCGACTATCTCATCACGAACAAGCCTTGCTTCACGCATGGAATTGTTGTACTTTTTGATAGTGATGTCATCTGCAGTATCATTATCTTCTATCTCAATAGGCTTACGCTTTTTCTTTGAGATGATAGAAGGTCTTTTGTAAGGGTTCTTACAATAAGGTGCTAAGATTATACTGCTTTCAATACATACTACTGTATCCCCTTGTTTAAGAGGATTGTTATCAATATCAACTGTCATGTTTTAGTTTTTGATATTGTTGCCCGAAATCAGTCGGGTACTGTTATTAGAATTTACGAATGATCTCACCTTTGCCGTAGTGTTCCAATGTCACATAGTTGAATACGCTTCCAGACTCTCCTGTAAGCTCTACTCGTTGTGTTTCATTGTTCAACTCACGTACAAAAATGACAGTATCATCGGTTGTCTTTCTGACACCGAGTACTTTCTGACCAGTTACAGGTGATATAACTAAACCTACTTCTGTTGTCATTGTACTTGATTAAAAGATGTAACGTATCTGATTCCACGGTATAATACATCCGTGTAAATCTTTAAACACAGCAATCATATCAGATTTTAGATCTGCTTTGTATCGTATGTTCTTACCTCCGTATTCAGAGGTCTTTGCTTCCTGAACATCAGGTGTCCATAGAAGGTCTTCTCCTGGTAGACCGTGATTCATATTGTATATATGCTTGTTCTCGTTGTGTGTGAGGAAGATAACCTCTGCTTTTACACATTCTTTGTTGTCAACAAGCTCATCTACAAGATGAAACAGTTCTACATAATCATCCTCCCAACCATCATAGTATAATACAGGTGAGAAGTTCAAATGTATATCATAACCTGCAGCTATGAATCTATCTACAGCACGTAATCTATCTTCTATGCTTGCAGTTTCAGGTTCAAGTATTGAACTTATCTTCTGCGGCATAAGACTGAATCGTATACGTACCTTACCTTTAGGGTCAAAAGTAAGAAATCTATCAGGAACTATCTTAGTTGCAAGTGTTGCCTTTGCTACAGGGTGGTCTCTGAAGAATGTGAATATCTTCTCCCACTCGTGATGCTTGGCATGTAATGCAAAGTCTTCATTGCAAGCAATATCGTATGTTACATACTCAGGATCTGTTTGATTCGGCTTATCTACCGTTGCAAAGAATGCATGATTGTTGATCTCTGTAAGTATGTCATTCGTATTGGTTGCAACATCAAGTCCTTCAGGCTTGTGACGTTTCATATAGCAGTAGCTACAGTTGAGGAGACATCCGTACCCGAAAGAAGGTGATATGAAATCACTGCTTCTTCCAGATGGACGTATCTTCATACTCTTTCTAATCAGTTTCTTCATCATAGACAAGAAGATCTGATAGTAAAATCACCGCACATACAAACATCATCATGTATGCAAATGCTTTACTGGCAGGTTGATCACACATAAGATTGTAATAAAACTGTGCTGTTAACCCTATTGACATTACAAATGTTAACGTTCTAAACAGAAAGTTCCATAGAACGGTAACATAATAATTACTTCCTTCGTTTCTTGTATCCATACTACATTCGGTAGTAACTGGAACGTGTTGTAAAATGTTACTTTCATCTTTCATAATTTTTTATAAGATGATGTATGCCTACTCTATTCAAGATTTTCAGCTTCCTCTTATTTGTTTTGGTTTAGTGTATTAAAAATCATACAGGCAATAGCCTGCCTTGTATGACCGCTTACATAGTTGTACACCTATGTAATTCAGAACCAGCTTGACTTTCCAGGTTCTTACTGTTTAGTGAGATGAGGGTCTATCTCATCACGGAGGGTTACCAACGCATGACCGCTATTTTACATGCGTCTGAGACAGTTGATCGTTGTCAAGAGTGTATACCACAACTGTCTATGATTAGCACCATCTTTCAATGGTCTAGCTGCCAACTCCTCAGTGATACGTATCCCGCAACTTAATGCATCTTTGTTTCATCCCTCTCAAATGGCATTTCAAGGGTACACTGGATAAACTTATTCGGTAAACTAATCCACCTATTTCGTTTATCTTCTTTTAGTGATTGGTACTGAGCTTTCCAAAGTACTAACGTTCTCAATCACAAGGTCGTAGGTTTGACCTTTAATTCAACAAATTGCTTTCTTTCTTTGTCTTTTCATAATAGTACACACTCTCCTGTGTGTGTTGGATGCTGCAGCATCTGATTGTTACTATCTATACAACTTGTTGTTTTACTCTATTCTAATATTTTTCCAAGTGTATAAAACGTATACATATGCGTTACAAAATCGTCTTCATGAACAACACTGTCTTTTACAGGTTCAGGTAAAGCTTGACCTCTGTAAATATCAACTATTTTCCTGCGAGGAACATAAGAAGTTGATAAAGTAGTAACGCTGATTATGACCGTATCACCTGGATTCACACGGTCATCTTGAGGAACATCATATACGAATTTAAATTCGACATCTTCATATTCCATTGTTTTTGAACATCCTGTCAATATTATGACAGATGTCAATATGATAATCAAGTATTTCATTTTATTGTAATTAAAGATTTTAAAATAAGAGAAGGTCAATCGACCCTCTCTATATAATCTTGTTCTGTCAACACATCAAAGGTAATATAGTACAGATCTGAATCAAAGTTCTCATCAAATCTATAACCTAACCCGTGCACAAGTTTACCGTTACACATCATCAGATCCTGACAAGTGATACCTATTGCTTTATAATAGGTAGGTCTGCTTACTGACTCAAGCCATGCTTCTTCTGAAGATACATCAATGATAGGCTTTGCTATCACAACAACTTCAAGCAAGAAATCTTCTGTGTATGTAAACGGTTCTGTTTCTATGTCCAATACAAATGACATAGTATTGATGTTGTCTTGCTCATAAACATCAATGATGAATAAACCTGGTTCTGTATCTTTTGAGCAAGACACCAATGGCAGTAATAAACTAAGAATTAAGTATTTCATTTTATTGTAATTAAAAGGTTTGAAATAAGAGAAGTCATTTGACCCCTCTTACAATTAATCACTCATGTCAACGTGAAGTATCTCACGTGTAAGATGATTGACGTATACCATATTGGTGCATCTGAAACTGTACAACGAACAGTCTATTTCTTCAGCACCTATAATAGGGTCAAGTGGTTTACTGAAATCAGCACCACTGTTTGACCATCCTATGTCTTTGTAACCATGTTGGGAAATAAGAGAGCTGATGTAGCTCTCATTATCTCCTCTGTTGAAATTAGGTCTTGCCATCATATTACAGCTCGTTTGAAGGTATAACTAATGACACAAAGAACGCAAAGAACACACAGAATGATGTGAATACACCATATACTTCTGAATGTATTGCATCAAGCCAATTAAAGTAACCTACAGTTAATAGCCACATCGCAGTGACTATTAACATAGGTGATGAACTAATACCGATGAACAGTAAGAATCTTTTAGCTATTGTTTCCATCTTATGCTACTTTAAAATATTTTTCGTGTAATTGATTTGCTTTTTTATCAGACCTTTCAACATCTTTTTCAAGATTCTTTTCAAGATAGATTATCTCTTCAAGAATAGCTTTGATCTCTTTAGGAGCCAATGAATCTTTAACAACAAAGGCTAAGTTGACCTGAACACCTTGAAAATCATCTTTAAGTATTGTAAACACTGATGCATCAAGGTTTACTTTGCCTTCAGTGTTGTGACTTATTCTAAATGATAGTGCTCTTAATGATTCACTAAGACAATTTGCTGCTGCGTCCCAGAATCGTGTTGGAAATGTGTAAGTAAATTTCATTGTATAGTATTGTATAAATTGTGCAATAAGTTGATAGGTCTATTGCTTAACCTTATGTAGAAACAAGAGAGCGATCAACGCTCCCTTGTAATAATATCAGGTCTTTCGTGATGTTCCCACCACTCACTACCGTCATACTCTCCGCGAGTACACCAAGTACCGTCTTTAAACCAGATAGTACCGTATAATTCCTGTGCTCCGTAACCGTTATCATATTCAAAGTTCATAAAGTCTTTGAAATCTTCAAATTCTTCAGGAGTATAATCAGGATAAAGAGTATAACTCTTAAGATTATCTTCATCCCAACTGAAATCAGAGTGCTGTACAGTAATAGCTTGGATCTCATTAATAAACGGTTCTATTTCTTTAAGCGCATTCATAATGTATGAATTAAAGGGTTTATAAAATATATATTGACAAGTGATAATGCCAATGACACGCCAAACAGTCATTGTATTGCAATGGTCGATTCAGGCCTGACCATACATTATTACTTGAGAATTATTGTAAAGTAAGTGTTTGCCAGAGTTACATAAACGGATCGTTGCCTGTCCATTTTTACATTATCCCTCAAATTCTCCTTGCTAAGTCCATCAGGGCACCTAGATGTATGGACTCCTGTCTGAGAGCAAACATAACTCTGGCTTACACTTGTTTGGGGTTTTTACATTCCGCTCCCCACGGCTCTGCACGAACGTATTCGGAATTTTACCGACCTTATGACGTGTTAAAAATGGATAGTTATTTATATGGTCTTCTCTATCCCAGCGACCTGGCTCTTTAATTTATATTATCGCAGTGATGGCTTGTTTATATCTGCGAGGGTTAATAAAGCCACCCTGATTTGGTGGATTTAAAGAAGGTCACACCCTCCGAAAAGGAATGCGACCGACTAAAGTATTTTACCATCCAAAATAGTATTGAACAGAAGTATCATCATTTAATGAGTTGATAAATGAAAAAGAATATTGCTGGTGCAAACAACACCAACAGATCAAAGTATGATTGTTTGTCTTTGTGTTTCAAAGCTATTGTATTAGTCGGTTAGAAATTAAAATGTTATTTTCTGTTGCCAAGCATAACTGCTCCGAACCCGCTTTTCAGCTGTTCAATTGTGGATATTCAGACAGAATCTTCTGAACACTGTTAGGATAATATTTCATATCCTTTAAGTATTCAGTGAAATCTTCTAAAGTGTAGAACCTTGAATCACAATGCTCAATATCAGCATCATAATCGGTATACACTTCAGTGATTCCGTTATCTCCATAGTAGTCTGCAATGTAATCTTCCAATGCATATTTGTTCTTGAAAGAATCAAACCAGATTGAACCATATTCTCTGGTTACTACAATGTAGATATAACCGTCTTCATATTGCTTTATCTTTGTATTGATATCACGCAATGAATTGGTCAACTCTGCCTTTATATCCAATAACTCTTCTATTTGCATAGTAGATTATAGATTAAAAGGTTAATAAAAAGTGCAAGGACTGCTTACCCTTGCTGTACCGTTATCACGGTTGACGACACTGTTGGTATAAGATGACCAGTCTAACAGCAAATTGACAACGACCAAATAAGAGTTTTTTAGGTAGCGACCCTACGGAAGTTAGACAGGTCTAACACTCATAACCTTTTTGTACCACTCTGCATTTACACGGACTTGTGACCGTTGAACTATGTTCAGTTGCATTAATACAGGAGAGATTAAGGTTCTCTCCAAATACCTAAGATTTCTGTTGCCAAGAAAGTGATTTGGTGTTCACTTACTCCGAATCTGATTCAATACATCACACTAACTATGCGTTAGTGTTAATGATGTACTCAACAAGAGTTACTACTCCGTTGACGATAACAAATGTCTTCATAGTCGGAAGCATAGTTATATTGTGAACAACGATACACCTGTTCACACGGTGCTAAAAGTCTATGTATTTAGATACATAGTAGGAAACTATTGTATACCCAAAAGGGTAGAAAAGCAGCTTGGAGTTGCTGCTCTTCTAACACTGACACACATTTACCGTAACAACTCCTTTCGGTCTGTGTGTTTGCATCATATAGATGCACTGGCTCAAACGGCAGAAGCCGCTGAGGGAACCTTAGATGGTTCTCTCAACGTTCTGCGTACCGCCCTTACCTTTCGCGTGAATCAGGTAGAACTGCTCAGTCTTGCCCTCTGCGTTCTCTCTTTCGCAGAGAGTTACGAGCAATTCTTCTGCTTCAACTGCAGCCTCTGAAACAGCTGCAATTGTGTTACCTGCGTCATCAGCCGCGAACAACTTGTCGGTTTTCGGGCTGCGAACAAACGCGATACTCTCGGTGCCTTGACTCGCTTTGAATTGTGCGACAGTTAGGACTTCATCTGTAAACTTTAGCTCTTTACTCATAGCTTTGATAATTGTGAAAAGTTCGGCAACGGGACTATTCCCGCTGCTAAAATTTAGTAGTGGCTTTTTGTTATGGAGGTCATCACACGCAGCTACTCAAAAAAATTTTAAAAAAAAATTTTAGAAAAGACTTGACAAACGCTCTTTGATGTATTAGTTTTGTATTGTCTCGTTTGAGAATGCAGTATCTAAGACTGCGCAACCCCGTAAGGTTGATCAAGTGGGACGTTATATACCTCTTAGTTGTGTCTTCAGGTAACCACTCCTGTTGGTTCAGGTAAATATTGATATACTCAAAAACTTCGATGTAGGTATAAGGTCTGAGTTTTTGACTCGCAAAAGCGAGTGTTTTTACGAGGTGAATTTCAAAATGCAAAAAAAAATGGGAGAGGAAGGCATTGAAGATAGAATGGAGCACGAGTTTGAATATCCAAGATATAAGTTTACAAGAGAACTTATAGTTGAGGATGAGCAGGAACTTGTGCTAATTACGTATTCTTCTTTTGTATTTACTCCCAAAGAAGGACTTATGGAAGTTATGCTTGAAGGTAGGTATACTTATCATGGGGATAAGGATGTAGATGTAGAGGTTGTACTTAGTCTGGAGTTTCACGAGAAGTGTTATGATATTTATATGGGGAATCAAGATAAAGGTGATATAAGTATGGGTTCTGAAAGGTTTGAATAAAATTTTTTTACCCTTATTTGTAATGAAATTTATTAGCATTCTTGACATGTCCTGTTATTTGTATTATATTTGCATGAAATCATAGAGATATGGAGAAGGTATATAATTTAAAAGCTACCGAAAGAGCGTTCTTTAATATGTATGTTGAGTTGATGACTGTGCAGTCGCCTATTAACAAACTTCGTAAGCAGGAAAGGCAAGTTCTTGCTGAGATCATGTATCAGAACAGTAATTTAGCAAAGGATTATAGGAATCCTGAAGACCCAAAGAAATGGAGGGAGTTACTTTCCTACGAGCGTAAGCAAGAAATGGCAGACGCTGTAGGTAAGATGTCAGAGGCAAGCTTTGCAAATTGTTTAAGCTCTTTGAGAAAGCATGGATTGCTGAATGCAGATAACTATTTGCATGAAAGGTTGAGAGTGTATCCAAGTGAGAAGAATGGTATTGTTTTCAATTTTACAATAAGAAATGCAAAATGAGTTATTTGATAGGTTGCTTAAGGAAGTTGCTAAAGAGCATGGTATTGCAGTGCCGATCGTTGAACGTGCTTGGAAGAATCAGTTCAGGGTTGTCAAAGATACGATCAGTAGTAGCGATAGAGAAGATATTGAAAGTTTTAAAACGGTATATATAAGGCATCTTGGTAAGTTTGTTCCAAGAGTTGCAGAGATGCGTTATATGAATAATAGAGATGATAAACGAGATAGTTGAGGGTTGGAAGAATTACATTGTTAAGACTCCACTTGTAGAGGCTGAAGCAAAACGTAGGGCAGCAATATGTGCCTCATGTGAGCATGCAAAAGATGATATGGGTATTCCTAGATGTGGGATATGCAACTGTCCTCTTGCAATGAAGACAAGGAGTATGAAGAGTGAGTGTCCAAACCCTCAAGATAAAGGAGGACCAAAATGGTAGAGTATGTTCTGAATGTTATTGAGGATGGAGAGCTTACCGATGTTATAGAGGGAGCAGATGATATTCGCAAGTTTATTGCGGATAAGGAGGATGTTGTAGATCCTAATAGGATCATGGAAACAATGAACAGTTATACAGAGGACATTTACGATGATGAGTGAGGAGAAGGTCACAGAGAGTGGTATTGTGTATTTTGAGTACCCTGTAGAGGATAGGATACTTAAGATGTTTGTAAGCAATTCACCCTCAAGACTTGAAGAGGAGACGCACGAAGAGTATAAAACGAGAAGAAAAATAAATCGTGGCTCTATGAAGCGTTTTAAGAGAGGGAGGATGTTGTGGAATCCTTATATTCTTGGTAATAGTAAGGGTTTGCAGCATAACGAGAGAAATCGTGAGACGGTAACTGCTTTTATTGAGCAGATGAAAAAACAACAAGAAGAGAATAATGAGCAAGAAGATGTTGAAGAGTGAGGATATCAAGTGTACACCGCTTGGTAGTAAGATGATCGTACGTGCGTATCTTAAACCGAAGAGTATCATATTGGGTCTTGATAATAAGGAGATCGTTCCTTGTGTTGAGATCATGAAGGTAGGTCCTGATGTCAAATATGTGAAGGAAGGACAATGGTGTTTAGTGCGTGATAATGTACAACCTGGACAGTTCAAGTATGGAGAGGAGTTGTTTTACTTCTTTCAAGAGCATGATGTACAGGTAATGTTCGATGAGAAGCCTGACTATGAGGTTATCATAGGTACTGATACGAGTATTGTGAGAGATCTTACAGAGTATGTGAAGATTGATAAGTTGTCAAAGGTAAAAGCTAATATTACTGAGAAGGATGAAAGCGAGGTGCTTACTGAGAGTACTTCTATTTTAGATCCTGACGGAAATCCAATAGGATAATGAAGCATATGTTTGAGATGGACGAGCAGGGAGAACTTAGTATCTCCCCGCAGATCCTGATGATAAAGGAGTTTGCAGAACTTGCCAAGAAAAGAGGTAAGAGAGGGAAAGCACGATTGAATGCTGAACTTTCTGCCATTTGGTTTTTTGTGGATATGCGTTCTCCGTATATGCGAATGGATGAGGAAGAAAGATGGAGTTATATCAAAGAGGATGTGCTTTATATGTTTCCTGATTGGGAGGTTGACCAACACATCAATGCCTGTATAGATAAGTATAGGGAGATGAGTAGGACACGTTCAATGGATACGCTGGAGTCTGCTTGGAAGGCACAGACGGAGTTGGACAACTTTCTTGGTAATGTGAATCTGAATGAGCGTGATAACAATGGTAAGCCTGTGTTCAACGCAAAGCAGATAATGGATATGATAAACTCTTTGCCTAAGACTGTCAAGTCGTTGCAGGATACGCAGAGATTAGTGGAGACTGAAGTTGCTGAGAACCTGATACTGAGAGGTGGAAGGGAGAAAGCTGAATTTGAAGATGAAGAACTCAACCCAGACTGATACACACGAAGAGAGGTCATTACTTGACAGCTTACGTTTCGATGTGAGTGTGCGTATAAACTCGTTGGAAGATGAGGAGTTACGTGCAGATATCATTCAGGCTATTGATGAGATACCTTTTGTTTACAATATGTTGTCAAGTAACAGACCTTACGCAAAGGATCTGCCAAAGGATGACGATGGTAAGATAGAGGTTGATATTACATCTCCACATATCCTTGAAGATATGGACTTCTTCAGGGAGAGAGCATTGTATTTTAAGAAGTACGGTAAGTATACCGACTTGGTTCCCAATAGATTTCCGTCTTCACGTTATATGAAGTTTTGGAGAGAGGAACAGCGTAGATGTAGAGAGGGTCTGATACGACCTTCTGATGGTGAGTGGATACCAGGCTATTATTATTGGTATCTGAATTACTGTCCGATACTGATGACACAGGAGGTACCACAATCTACAGAGGAGTTAGAAAAGCAGGTAGGCAACATAAAGGCTGACCGTGTAGAGGACTTTCCGAGAGTATGGGACAGTGATTATCTATGGTATCATTATGTAGAACAGGCAGAACAGCGTGGTATGCACTGTGGAAACCTGAAAACAAGGGGTAGAGGCTACTCGTTCAAGGGTTCTTCTATGGGTACACGTAATTATTACCATTTTAAACGTTCAAAGTCTTTTGCGATAGCATCGGAAGGTGAGTATCTGTACGATGATGGTATCTTATCTAAAGCATGGGACACACTGAACTTCATAGATAACCATACACCGTGGAGAAAGTCACGTGATTATGCAGATAGGAACGACCACAAGAGGGCATCCTACAGAGATCCGAGAACAAAGACGGAAAAAGGTATAAAGACCGAGATAATCGGTGTATCTACCAAAGGTCAGCCAGAACGTGCAAGGGGAAAGAGGGGTAAACTGCTTTTGTTTGAGGAGGCAGGAAAGTTTCCACACCTGAAAAAGACATATGCGATTGCACGACCTTCGGTTGAGCAGGGTAAAATGACATTCGGTACCATTGTAGTATGGGGTACAGGTGGTACAGAGGGTGCTGACTTTGCAGGTATGCGTGAATTGTTCACTAAACCTGATGCATATAATATTTATGCGTTACCGAACGTGTTTGACCGTAATATGCCACAGGGTACAGTGTGCGGTTACTACTGCGGTGAGTATATGAACCGTGAAGGTTGCTACGATGTAGATGGTAACTCTGATATTGTAAAGGCATTGATAGAGGTTTTTGATGCACGTGCAGTTATTGCGACCAGTACAGACGATCCTAACGCTTTGATACAGGAAAAAGCTGACCGTTCCATCACACCGCAAGAGGCGATGATGAAAAAGGAGGGTCATCTGTTCAATGTAGAGGATATGCGTATACATCTTGCGGAGGTGGAGACAAATCCTAAGAAATACACAGATGCTACATGGAAGGTCAAGCTTTACTTTCAAGATGGTGAGGTAAACTGGAAACTGAGCGATAATTACCCGATACGACAGTTTCCTGTTATGGATGTCAAGGATCTTGCCTCGTGTGTAGAGATATTTGAGCATCCTGTTGAGATAGATGGTCATATACAGCCAAATGTCTATATAGCAGGAGCTGACCCTTATGATGATGATATGTCGGTCGGACCATCATTAGGGAGTATTATCATAATGAACCGTCTAACAGGTAGGATAGTCGCAGAATATACAGGTCGTCCAAGAACGGCAGAGGAGTTCTACGAGATATGCTACCGATTGATGAAATATTACAACGCACGTTGCAACTATGAGAACAACAAGAAAGGTATGTTCCAATATTTTGATAGAATAAATGCAACGTATATGTTGTGCGATACACCTGGGATATTGCGTGATATGCAGATCACAAAGAGAACAGGTTACGGTAACTTTGCAAAAGGTACGCATACGACAAAGGCTGTCAATGGATGGAGAAACAGTCTGATAAGGTCGTATCTTATGGAGCAAGCTTACGGAAAAGAAGAGGGAGAGAGGAACTACAGTACGATAGTATCACCTGGAATGCTCAGAGAGCTGATAGCGTATGATCCGTATGTAGGAAACTACGATAGGATTTCTGCGTTAGGTATGGTGTTGATTTATCGTGCTGACCTTGAGAAGTATGGCATAGAAGAAGAGGGTTTTATTGATAATAACGAAAATCGAAAACAGATTGATCCGTTCTTTCTTAGAAATAGAAGGAGCATGTCTGAAAGATTTATTCCAATGGAAGTAGATGAAGACAGGATCAGTATCAGAGAACGTATTAGAAGAAGATGACACTAGGACAAGAAGAATTTCCGTTTCAGAAAAAGACAGAACGGCAAAAAGATAAAAAGTGGGCAGAAAGTTGTGTAAGAGCAGCTTCTGACATGGGACTTTACACGGGTAGTTTCCGTGATGACTATTATGAGATCCGTACAAACATGGATCTCTACAATAATATACTTAACACAGATGATATGTTGAGTATGTGTGACCCTTTTGGTATTAACAACAATGATTTTCCATTTGAACCGCAACACTACCCTGTAGCAAACAGTAAGATAAATCTACTGCTTGGTGAGGAGATGAAGCGTAAGTTTGATTGGAAAGTACGTGTCATTAATCAAGATGCTGTAACTGAAAAGGAGCAGGATATCAAAAAGATGATCAATGATCAGTTTCTTGAGTTTGTAATGTCTAAGACACCGCAGGATCAGATGGCTGAGAAGATACAGGAACTTGATAACTACCTAAGATATGATTATCAGGACATACGTGAGAAACGTGCTACGGATCTACTTAATCATATAATGGAGAAGGAGAACCTGAAGTACAAGTGGAACATGGGATTCCTTGACGGTCTTGTTGCAGGTAGAGAGGTGTATGCACTTGACATTGTAAATGGTGAACCAAGAGTGCGTAAGTGTAACCCTGCAAACGTGCGTATCATACGTAAGGGTCAGTCACCTGATATTCAGGATGCAGATATTATTCTTGAGTGGGGTTATCATTCAAAGGGTAATGTGGTAGATGACTACTCTGATTATCTTACAAGTGATGAGGTCTCTGAAATAGAAAGAATGGGTGTTACAATGAACTCAGGTGCTGACGAAGCAGTAGCACAGGGTAGAGAACCAGATCTTGTAGCAGGTACGTTCAGTATGATCGAAGATGCAGATGGTAATCTTACACCGTCAACTGCAACAGCAGATACGTTACTATCTCCTATCAGTGAGGATGGTGCTGTTCTTGTTACACGTGTAGTGTGGAGGTCTTATCGAAAGATCGGTAAACTAAAATATTATGACCGTAAGACAGGTGAGCAGCTATACAGATTCGTTGATGAGTTCTACAAACCACGTGTTGAGCGAGGTGAGGAGATTGAGAAATACATTTGGGTAACTGATTGGTGGGAAGGTACACGTATCGGTGAGAGTATCTTTGTTAAGATGCGTCCGTTTCCTGTAAAGGCATACGGTATCAATAACCCTACAGGTACATTGTGTCCATATGTAGGTGGTGACTATACACAGGAAGGTGAGCCGACAACATCATTGATGGGTCGTATGAAGCCTTACTCTTACTACTATGACTTCTTGATGTTCAAACAATGGGAAACACTTACTAAACATAAGGGAGTTGTAGGATACTTGGATCTTGCAATGATTCCTGAAAGTTGGGAGATAGAGGATGCACTTTACTTTGCAGATAAGATGGGATGGTTACCGATAGACTCGTTCAAAGAAGCACGTAAGGGTGCAGCTACTGGAACGATTGCAGGTAATATGAATGCTAATAGAAGCCCTATGAACTTTGATATGGGTAACTATCTACAGCAGAACATGTACATTCTCAACTTTATTAAAGAAGAGATCAGTAACATCTCAGGTGTAAGTCGTCAGAGAGAAGGTGCTATCTCAAGTAGTGAGCTTGTGGGTAACACGCAACGTTCTGTAATGCAGTCATCGCATATCACTGAACTTTACTTTCAGTTTCACGATAGAATAAAGGTTGCGGTATTGAAGGCAGCACTTGAAGTTGCAAAACACGCATACAGAGGACGTAAGATCAACGTACAGTACATTACAGATGATATGTCTCAGGTGCTTTCTGAGATAGATGGTAATGCGATACGTGAGATTGATTACGGTCTTACTGTGAATAATAGTCTTGAATACTCTCAAATGCAACAGATGTTGATGCAGTTAGCACAGGCAGGACTGCAGAATGATAAAGTGAACTTCTCTCAGATTATGGATATTATGACAGATCCGAGTATCAGTTCGGTGAGACGTAAGATCGAAACTGCTGAACGTCAGAAGTTGCAGGAGCAACAACAACAGATGCAACAACAGCAAGAACTGCAAGCACAGCAACAACAAGCAATGCAGCAGGTTGAGCAGATGAGACAGGAAGGAAATAAACAGGCAGAGCAATTCAAAGCAGATATTGCAATGCAATTAGAGAAGGTAAGGAATGATGGGAAGATTGAACTTGAAAGAGTAAAAGCTGAACTTCAGAGAGACCTTAAGATGACCGAGAGTTCAGATACTCTCATTAAAACAAAAGCAGATGTTGAGAAACTCTCTAAGGAATTGCAACACGAGGCACAACAAAATGAGCTTGATAGAGAATCTAAAGAGGAAATCGAAAGGATGAAATCTGAAAAGTCTATAAAGTAAAGGTTGTTAAACTAGAAGAGGGTATTGACATCAGATATTAATTGACTTAATTTTGTAAATTAGAAATGGAGTTTCAAAACAACGAAAACGATTTAGGTTTTAGCTTTGACATCGATGGTGTCGAAGATGCTGGAACCTTTGAGATTGAATTAAAGGAAGACGCACCTAGCTCTGCTGCAGACGCTGCCGTAAAATCAGCGAATACTACAGACGGTGAAAGCACTGAGGCAGGAGATGCTACTTCCGAAAAAGGTACATTTGAGGTCACATTGAAAAATGCGATCAGTGGTTCCGAAAAGGAGGGAGATACCACGTTCACTTTACCTGAAGATAAGCCGTCCTCTGACAGTGCTCCCTCTTCTCCTCATCTCTTGACGAGGCTTGCCTCGGCACTCCAAAAGGACGGTGTTCTTACTGGTGTAACTGAGGAGGACATCAAGGACGTAGATATTCCAAAGCTTGCTGAGATGATCAAAGGTACCATTAAACAGAATGAGTACTCTGATCTTGATGACCGTACAAGACAGGCACTTGATGCTATTCGTGCGGGAGTTCCACTTGAGAATGTTGTAAAACATCATAATGCGGAAACCAAGCTGGCAGACTTCACAGAAGATCGTTTTATTGAATCTGATATGGATGATGAAGATGTTGCCGATACTAAGAAGAATATCCGACAGAATCTTATCTATAATGATCTTATAGCCCGTGGTTATTCACAGGCAGATGCTGAAAGACGTACTCGTCAATCATTCAACTCAGGTGATGATGAGGCAGATGCAAAACTTGCATTAAGCAGTCTTAAAAGTATTGCAGCACAAAGAAAACAAGCAGAGATCGAACAGGCAAAACAGACTCAACAACAACACGAGAACTCTCGTCAGGATCTTTTTAAAAGAGTTGCTGAATTGAAAGAGGTTCTTCCTGGGATGCCTGTTAACGAAGAAACTGCAAAATGGATGGCAGAAGCAATGACCAATCCTACGGGTAGGAATGAAAGCGGTCAGTTGCGAACCACCGTAAGTGATAAACGTAGTGAGGACCCGTTCAATTTTGATACGCGGTTGCACTACTTTATTAAAATGGGTCTCTTTGACGAGAAACCTGACTTGTCCCTTTTTACAAGACGCTCTATGAGCAGTGCTGTAGAGGAACTTGAAAAGAGCCTTTCTAATGAAGGGATCTATGAAGGAGGGAGGGGAGCTTCCCTTGAGAGTATCACCGAAAGAGAAATGAAGGAGAATTACCTCCGCATGCTTGACGGTGTTGATATTTAATAGAATTTGAAATAAATACCCATTTAAAAACATGGCACTTCAATTTTCAGAATTTCAAATGTATGATGCGCAGCACTGGTCAGGATTGACAACTGCGAATCACTTGCATAGCATCTATCAGGGTCGTCCACAGAAGGCTACTGATATCATGCGTAGAATCCACACTACCAATTTTGGTGTAGACTTGGATTCTCAACTATCTAAGTACAAGGTAAAATATCTTGATACTGATGATGACTTCACTTGGGAACTTATCGGAAGCGGTAAGAAAAACGTTCCTTTGATCGAAGCACGATTGACTCCAACAGGGTTACCAGTTGCAGTAGGTGATGAGCCAGGAAAGAACGTAACTTCTTTCTACTTGGTTTTCCCAGAAAGATGGTTCACTGATGAGCATATCATTGTTGGTCATAAGAATGAATTGTATTCACTACAGATTCAGTCTGAGCCTGTAGCTGATGGTACTAACTGGATCTACGAAGTGAAATTGATCACTGGAGATCCTGATCTTTTCGTACCAGTTGAAGAACTTGCAGCAGGTAAAAGATGGAGCCGTGAGTGGTCTCTTGTTGAATCTACTCTTTCTAAGAAAGGTGGTGGTATCAACTTCGAGTCTCCATTTGGAATGAGAAACACTTTCTCAATGATCCGTATGCAGCATACACTTCCTGGAAACATGGTTAACCGACCATTTGCTACAGGATTCAAAGTAAAGGATGCAAAAAGCGGAAAGCTTGAGAACTTCGTTACTTGGATGCAGTATGAGGATTACGTATTCGATCAGCAGTATCGTCTTGAAAAGAACAGATTGATGATGTTCGGACGTTCTAACAGAGGAACAAACGGTCAATACTACAACTTCGGTAAGTCAGGTCACGTTAAAAAGCAAGGTGCAGGTATCCGTCAGCAGATGGAGTCTTCAGGTACTGAGTTCTACAGTGATTTCTCTATCGAGTGGTTGCTATCTACATTGATGGATCTTTCTGAAGGAAAACTTCCTACTGACCAACGACACTTCGTAGCAAGAACAGGTGAGCGAGGAGCTGTACAGTTCCACCTTGCATTAGAAAATTATGCACAGTTGTTCAGACCATTGTTTGATGCTACTCGTATGTTCTCTACTTCTGAGAACGGAGGAATGGCAGGTGTATCTATGACATACGGTTACGGAGGTCAGTTCCTAGATTATATGGGACCTAACGGAATCCGTTTC